GCGTCGTAGCCGGTGACGTCGATGTACGGCTTCACCGTCAAGCCGTCGTAGGCGAGCAGGCTCGACATCAGCAGCTCGAAGTCGACCGTCTTGCGCGGCAGATAGGCGAACGCCATCAGCGGACGCCAGCCGCACGGCCGAAGATGTGGAGGCCCTCGACGTAGCCCTTGCCGTCGCGCGTCCGGTGACCGAACTCGCGGCTAGCGGCAGCCTCGGCGTCAACAAAGGCGATGCGGTCAGTGACGCCACGCTTGCCACGAATCTCGCTGGTACCGATACCGTTCAGGTACTCGCCCGTGATGTTGTGGCCCGCCGCCAGGGCGCGAGCCGCGTTCGCGACCCTCTCAGCCGCAGCGTCCATCTCTGGGGAGCGGCCAGCGATGCGAGCAGCCTCGACGCCGACGCTCTTGTAAACCTGCGCCATCACCGCACCCCCGCACTAGCCGCTTCGATGATCGCCACGTCGTGCTGAGTGCGCGCACTCATCGAGTGGCGCAGAGTCTCGCCATGCTGAAACCACGTGCGACCCAGCCACGTCACACGCGAATGGATCCCACCTGGCCAATCGCGGGCGATGACCTTGTAGGCCGTGTCCGCCTGAACGCCGAGACCGTTAGCCTCCTCCGCACGAACCGGCTGCACAGCACACGCCACCGACACGGCAGGACCGTAGGTAACCGTGTCCTCGCCGTACTCGCCGACACCCGACACCGCCGACTCGACCAACACCCAATGACGGGCCCGGTCCAGCAGACTCATCGCGTCCAGCCAGGAGCGGTGATACCCAGACGAATCGAGCCGTAGGAAGACGCGACCGAGTAGATGGCGTCGATCTCCGACTCAGGAAACCAAATGTTGCCCGACGCATCCATAGCGTTCAACGTGTACGAGTAGTCGCCCTCAGACTCCGACTTGAGTCCCTCCGGATTGCGGAGGACCCGAGCAACAGCGTTCTCGAGGACATCTTGGATCAGAGGAAGTTTGGTGGGGTCCGCGGCGAGGACCAAAAGGTCCCCGCCGCGCGCGCCGACAATCGATGCCAGCCTGATCTCAGCCTTGCTGATCAGCTTCGCCACCAAACCGGTGTCACTCGCTGATCCGACCCAGTCAAGGTCAGACGGCAGGATGTACGACACGAACCCTCCAAATACCTAGTCGGTCGGAACGCCGGCTGCCTCACAGGCAGCGATGACGTCGTCCCGCTTGGCGTCAGGCTTCACCGAAACGTCATTGGTAGAGGCGTAAGACGCCCAAGCCGAGACGCTGGAACCAGCACCTGACTTCGGCGGCACCTCCACGACGACGCTCGGCAGATCCACGACCGGCTGCTCCCAAACATCAGGGTTGGTGATGCGAGCAGCCGCCCACTCCGGCAGGTCCGAGTCCGACATGCCGACGGGGAAGTGGGCGACCATGCCGTCGTCACTCATCATCGTGACGTTTGCGACCAGCCGCCGACTCATCAAAGAACCGTCGCGCAGAAACTGAGATTGGGGTTGCTCAGGATCGGCAGCGCAATCGCAGCCGAACGCACCCACACGGACAGCGGGTCGTCGTCCTTGTAGGCGCCGACAACCAGACCGGGCTGGTCAGAAGGCGTCAGGTTGTAGTTCGGCTCCTGAGCCTCCAGAGTGCGGCCCCACACGGTGCCACCAAGGTCAGTGCCCTCAGCGTCATCGATACCGACCTGAGCCGGAAGCAGGATCACACGGTTCGCGGGGATCACCCGCTGCGTGGAACCAGCAACCCGCACAGTCCGGTCGTAGCGGACGATCGGCGGGAGGCCGAAGCCGGAGAGGACACCGTTGACGCCATCGACCGAGATGAGGCCGGGGAGCGTCCCACCGAGCTGGACAGCCGACGTGCGGAAGTCCGCAGTCCGCTGAAGCGCAGTGATGCCCGCAGTGGACATGAGGATCGCGCCCGGAGCCTGCCCGTTCGCGTCGATGTAGGTCTGCGTCCACGCAGCCAGGTCAGACAGCGGAGTCGGAGAACCAGCAGACCAAAGCGTGCCAGCGGTCACAGTGTGACCGGCAGCGCGACCGAAGTCAGCGGTAGCGACGAACTCGTTCTCGTTGATCGACACGGTGCCGCTGACAAGAGCAGCCCCGCGAGCGACCTCGACACGGTCAGCGACCGCACGAGCACGCTGCACAGCAACGCGCTCGATCGACGTCAGAACCGCCTCCGGCGAGTCAGCCCCGATCGAACGGAGACGGTCGTACTCCGACACGCGGGTCTTGGAACCGAGCGGCGGAAGCTCGACGGTCTGACGCTGAGCAGCAGGACCCGACTGGATCCGCGTCTCCGCATCGTACGAGCGGTACATCGCCACATCGGTGAGGCCAGCGCCACCCGACGAGAACCTGACGATGATGTCGTTGATCTGCCGGTTCGGAAGGAACGCGGCCAGGGTGTTGCGGTTCGCCTCATAGTCGGCGAGATCAGCCCGGACAAACCCGGTGAGGGTTGCGGGGTCGACGATGTCAGTCCAGAGTGCCATTGGTCAGTCCTCCCTTCTCAGACGTAGATCAGACGGCCGGCGGCCGCAGTCTTGGCGGCGGTGTCGATCGCGATCGGGAGGCGAGCCTCGACGATACGACCGTGGTCCATCAGAGCGGCAACGATGTTGCCGGTCCCCGACGTGACCGAAACCGGGGTCAGAAGGTGACCGACGAAGGTCTGCGAACCATCCGTAGCCCCCGGCGTGTAAGGCCCGTACAGGCCCGTGTTACCACCGCTGGTGTACTTCGCCAGCGGAGTACCCGAGCGCACAAAGCCCTGCGGGTAGTGAGTTGCGGGGGTAAACGAGGCCTTCGCCAGCGTCACCGTCCGAGCGTTGTTCGTGCCGTGCCGGGATCCCATCCAGGACTGATCGTCAGCCCCAACAGAATCCGTGCGGACGCTGAGGTCCATTTGGTGCTCCTTCTAAGGGTCAGCTATCGCTGAGGAGGTGTGCTTTTCTTCCGCGTCGCCTCGTACCGCGCCTGACCGGCGTCAACACCCTTGGGGGCGGGTGCGGCACGACGGCCCTGACCGAAGTCGGTTCCGCGCGGCGGCGGAGCCTCTTCCTTGGGCGGGGGGGCGAAAGCGGTGACCTTCTTCTCGATGCGCTCCACATCAACCTCGTCGTTGTCCGTCAGGTACTTGGACAGGTCAAGGTCTTCGAGTAGCGCATCGAGCTGGTCGGCTGACAGCACACCCTTGGCCTGCGCCCGGAACTCGGTCTGGACCAGACGGGGTGCGTAGGCGCTGCGCGCCGACTTCTTCTCTTCCTCGCGGGCAGCCCTTACGGCCTTCTCGGTCTCCGACGCCAACTCGTTATCCAAGGCATCCGCGCGGGCTGCCCTGGCCTTCAGGTCGTCGATGTCGAGTCCCTTGTACGGCTTGGTCGCACGCGCCACCCGAGCCGTGATGATCTTGTCGAATTCCTCCTGCGAGGAAGGAGGAGTCCACTCAGAACCCTTGCCGGGATCTCCGCCCTTTGGGGCGTCGGGATCGGGCTCACCACTACCGCCAGCATCAGGCTCGCCATCGGCGGTCTTGACGATCAGGCTGGTGATCTTGCGCTTGTGCATGGTGCCTTCTTTCGACCGGCGCTTGAACGCGCACCGTGGGCGGGAACCGGCCATGACCCAGGCCGTGCGGGTGAACTAAGGGAGTGCCGCTCAGGAATCAGCGGTCTTCTCAAGATCGGCGATGCGTGCCTGCACCTGAGACAGGTACTGGCCCCACTTCTGCGGATCGGCGTCGGCAAGCTCCTGGGCTTTCGCCAGGGCCTTCCTCTGACCTTCCAGGACTACTTGAGCCCGCTCTGGCGTCAACTCGACCGGCGTAGAGCCAATCGGCTGCTTACGCTCTCGACGCCCGGACTGAGGGTCCTTATAGCCCTTCTCAGCCAGAACCGGTCCGAGTTCGCCGTTGTCGTTGACCTGGTATCGAGTACGTCGCAGCGCATCGCCGGAAGTCGAGTCACCGGCATCACGGTAAAGACGGTCCAGGTCGCGCTTGTTGAGGATGCTTCCCGGGTCCTTGCCGTCATACACCGGTAGCGGCACACAGTGACAAGTAGGCGGATGAATCGGCATCAACTCGGTCGGACCGTAGAGACGATCAGACGCAGCCACACACAGACCGCAAGTTCCCGTCTTCGACAGTTCCGGGTGGATGATCCGCCGATAGCCTGTGATCCTTGGCGACCGCGTCATGAACTTCTGCGACTGGGCCCGAGGCACCAACATCGCATCAGTTCCAGCGACATCAAGCGCGCGCTTAGTAGCGGCTTCGTCTGGAGTCGCCAAGTCGGCTGGAGACGACGACCGCTGAAGTGCGTACTCCTGATAGCGGTACGACTCAGCGACGCGCCCGTAAGCACCCTCGTGAGTGACGCCCGAGCGGAGCGTAGACACATCCACAGACCCCACAGGGCGGACCCTGCGGCCTGTGGTGACAGAGGCCACCGACGCCAGGTACGCGTCCGTTGAGCGCGCCAGGGAACGCTGCACGGGCTGCACACGCCTGACCAGCGCCCGCGCCCAAGACGTGATCGCCGAAGTGCCGTACCAGTCGGAGAAGTCGCGGACCGCCGCCAGCACGAGGGCATTGATCTGCTGCTCGGCGGATGTGCGGGCAGCCTCCTGGACCTGCACCGCCCGAGCCAGTTCCTCGAGCCGGTCATCGTCCACTAGTTGACCCGAGGCTCAGGGGTCGCGTCCTTGATCGTGACCGGGACAAAGTCCGGAATCATCTTCACGCCAGACAGTTCTGTCTGCGCGGCTGCCGACTCCGGCGTTACACCAGATCTGATGAGCACGCCAAACGCAGTCGCCTTCTGCGTAAGGGTTGCAGGCGGCGATGCGCTCGGGTCGGCAGCAATAGGAACAGTCGGGTCTGAACTGTTCATCTGCTGGGCAAACACCATATCGTCGGTCAGCTCGGACATCGCACGATCCGCCTGCGACGGGTCCATGCCCCAGATCTCGGTGAGCTGCTGGTAGCGGGGGATAACGCCCTTGGTGAGCGAGATAGCCGATGCCCGCTCGGCGAGCGAGTACCGCTGAACGGGAGCCCAGATGATCTGCACAGCCCCGGGGTCGGCGCGCCTCTCATCGCCAGCCATGCGGAACAGGAGTTCGCTGGCGAGTTCGTGCGACGGCTCAGTGCGGTCCATGCGCGACTCGACCTTGAACACGTTCATCTCGCGCTGCAACGACGCGCCCTCAGCCGATCCGTTGGCAACGTCAGGCGTCACCGAGTACAGCGGCGTACCGGAAGTCGCGGCCAGATCCTTCACGTCGTCGCGGATCGCCAGCAAGATCCCCGAGAAGTCGACCTGCCCGGACTCCCAAATTTCAATCGACGCGGGAATGTTCCACACCGAGCCGGGGTCAGCGACAAGGATGTCATTCCAGTCGATCTTCGCGCCAGTCTTCGGATCGGAAGTCGGCAGGCCCTTGAAAGCCCGCTGCTTGAACGCCTGAACCGTAGCAATCGTCATCCGCTGCAAGATCTGCTGGTTGATCCGGTCGATCACGTTCAAGAACGGCTCGAACTCAGCCATGCCGTCCTCGTTGAAGAACGGAGCGATCGGCGCCAGCGCAGGAAGTGCCGGCAGGTCCTCGGTCGCGCCCTTCGCTTGAAGCTCCGGGATGTCGACCGACCGCTCCTCGTCCCACGCGAACGAGACGGCTGAGAAGCCCACCGAGTTACGCAGACCTGTCGACTTCCTGTCGCGCGTCGCAACGGCCACACGGCCCGGGAGGTATAGGTAGGCCTCGTCACGGTCGTTCACGTCGTCGTGGCACAACTTGAGCGCAGCCAGGACATGGTACGGGTCGGCCGGGTCGGTGATCGCAGTGACGAAACGCGGATCCTCGGCGGTAGCCAGAGGGCGTCCGCCAGAGTCCTTGCCGACCACGATGTACGAGCGGGACATCGCCAGCATCATCTTGTGCGCGTCCAACGTCACAAGCTTCATGCGAGCGCGCTTCCACTGGTCGAACGCCTCAGCGTCGCCGCCTTCGTCGTTGTCGACAGAGGTACGCAGGCCGCTGATCCGCAGCCGCGACAGCACCGACGAGACGATCAGCCGCTCGAAGTTCGTCCGGGACTTCTCCACAAACCAACGGACCGCAGCCTGTTGAAGCGACGACACGAACGGAAGCGGAGAGTTGCCCTCATACCGCTGCTGCAACTCCTCGCAGTGGACCGCCTGCTCACGGAGCTGGTTAGACAGACGCTGAAGCCACCAGCCGTCCGAATAGGGGACCGTCGTGTCGATCACGCAGCCTCCTAAGGGTCTTCGGGTGTGCGGGCAACTCGGTTCATCTCACGCGGTACGGCATGAACCAATCGTCAGCTGGGGGCTTGGCCCCAGTCTTGACTGCGTCAAGGTAGGCCGTCCACGACAAGCAACCCGCCATAGCGTTGTCGAACTTGCGGTCTTCGTGGATCTTTCGCAGCACAAAGAGGCGCTGATCTTCGTCCCAGTGATTGACATCCTTGCGGCCTGCGGCTGCGATGTGACGGTCAAACGCCTCGTCCAACGGATTTCCAGGGCGAGAAACGTGGGTTACCGCCCCGGACTTGATGCCTTCTGAGTAGGAGCGAACTGCGCGGGCCATTTTGGCTGTTGCGTTCGTCCACCACTCTGTGAACTTGTCAGGCCATCTCGCAGCCCACGAGCCGTACGTCTCCGTCCAGTGCGGAGGATCGCCGTAGCAGTTCCAAAGAACGTGCTTGGACTGAAGATCGACCCAGGCCTCGGTGACTTCACGCTCAGGGATCTCCCACTCTTCAACATCTGCCGGGCGTTCCCACGTCGCCCAGAGCTGCTGACGACCAGTGGCAATATCGGTGATGACGATACCGGTCGAGTCGCGGAAGCGAGCACCGTCGAAGCCAGCAGCGACGAAAGACCCGAGAGGGATCGGCTCAGCGATGCCGAGGTCGTCTGTCCAGCGCTTGACGTTGAACGCCTGCTCATCGGAGCGCGTCCAACGATTCAGCCATACACGCTCAAGGTACTTCTTGTCGGCGGCTGGACGGTCCCACTGCCGAGCGATGCTACGGAACTGCCCAGGACCGAACTCGCCGGCAGGACCCGTCGCGTCCTCGACGGCAGCGATGCGGCCTTCAAGGGTCGTGATGTCGTGCCCGGGTGCGGCTTCGCGGTGCAGGTAGAACAGTTCGGGCTCGTCTATCTCGCCACGTTGGATGGACTCGGCCTCATGGTGTAGGCCCTCCGCGATGCTGCCCTGACCAGGCTCGCCTGCGGTGCCGACGTAGAGACCCCACGGGTCTTCTAGAACGCGCTTCTCAAGGTTCGCAACCATCGTCTCGTGCGCCTGTACCTGGCGGGGCAGATAGAGACGGTGCGGCTCGTCGAATCCTTGGAACGTTGTTCGCGCACCATCTCGAGCACCCGGCGAGTTCGACAGCGGAACGCACTTGCCGTCAGCCTCCCCGCGCAACCCAAGCCGCAGGATGCGATCGAGCGTGGCATCGAACAGGTCGGCGTCAGGGCCTTCGGTGCACAGCACGTACATCGCGCCGTAAGCCAACTCCTCAACCTGCTCCACCGTCACCGCGAGCAGCGGAATATACGGGTCGACCACTGGACGTCCGACAGGCTCGCCATTTGCGTCGAAACCGTCGCAGCGGACCGGGCCGTCGGGGTGCAGCTCGGCGTACGCGACCTGGGCCATGAACTCGGTCTTTGCGAGGCCCTTGCGAACCGACAGTCCCACCCGCTTGAATCGTCGCCGACCCGCGAACGGATGCCACTGGGGGTACACCTCGTACATGCGGTAGAGCGCCGCGCGCCAGTCAGCACTCAACTTGTATGGCTGGCCCTTGAACGACCCCGGCCCGAAGATCGACTGCTCTTCAAGAAGCGAAGCGACCTGCGGGCCTAGCGTCGGCCAGGCTTCTCCCTCCATAGAGGGAACCATGAGCAGACTCACGCGAGCCTCAGCACACTCCGAGGGTCGTCGGAGGCAGCAGGCTGCGGAGCCTGGCGCTGCCGACGTGCCTGGCCGCGATCCTTGGACTCTTCCGCCTGCTCGATCGTCCACTCAAGACGACGGCGATCGTAAGGAGTGAGGCCGAATGGAGACCGATGTGCTCTGACCTCTTCGGACAGCGCCTTGAATTGACCCGGCGTCAGATCATCCTGGAGGAGCAGGTCGTAGGCCGTAGCCAGAAGGATCAGTTGGTACCAGTCGGACGAGTGATACTCACCCGACATCGGCGATGTCCAAAGATCCGACCACCACTGACGGGTGAGGTCGTGCCAAGGGCGAGTATCTGGAAGAGGGCGTACGGATCGAGCAGCAGGATCTGACAGCACCGCTGCTGAAGAAGCGCGGTTCATGCGCGCTCGCGTAGAAGGATGCTTTTTTGCAGCGGGCATCTCCGCCCTCCTTTCAGAATCCTGGGAACCGTAGGCAGGTCATTTGGCAGTACGTCCCGGTCCACGGCAAGGGACCCCGGGGGAGGGGTGCCCTACCCGTTCAGATGTTGAGCACTCCGATTGCACTTCGCATGTTCTACGCGAGTCGCGCGACTTGAAGAATCAAATACGCGCGCAATAACGTGGCCGTAGTCAAGCGACTGGCCTGCCAGCATCGGCTCGCCGCACCGAGGACACAAGGCACCCGCCTTGACCGCTGCTCGTTTAGCGTTCACGGCAGACCAGTCATGCTTGCCGTCGTAGCCACGCTGTCTGCTAGTGCCACGGTTTGCATCCATCCGGGCCTGAGCCTCAGCTTCGTGTGTGATGCAGTAAGTGGTCGTGACCTTGACCGTGCAACCCGTAGCACCGCAGAACTTAGGAGCTCTCGGCATGTTGGCTCAAGTACCCCACTGCTAGCAGAAGCAAGGACTGGTCGTCCTTGAACATACCCAGCCCCACGTTGCATGAGCCGCATAGCATCGCCCGATACCGACCAGTCTTGTGACTGTGGTCAGTCACTAAGTCCTGTCTAGTTTCTCCACAGATGGCGCAACCGGCCCGCATGTCGTTCTGGTATTGCTTGACGGGTACATCGTATCGGCGCGCTCGGAACGCGATCCACCTGCACTCACGACCGCAATAGATGCGGCGCCAGTGAGACGCTGCCGGTATCTCAACATCACATACAGCGCAAGCTCGCTTATCTAGTGGTCGACCTGCGCGCTCGCGCGTAGCGCACAGCGGTGTGCAGAAGACGAGCTTGCCAGGAGCTAACCCGCCGCAGTAGTGACAGGTGCCGTTTCCTCGACGAACAGTCGGCTCGAGATGGCCGTTTCTTCGCATGCGTCCGTAGTGCATTTCGCAGTACGAAGAACCCGACGAACGTATCGGGGTCGAGCAATTCTCGACAGTGCAGCGGTCCAGGACTGGTTCGGCCAATGACGCGTGGCGTGATCGACGACAGCCAATCGAGCAGTAGGTCCTATCAGTTCCACGGCTCTTCTTGTATGTGAACTCGGTATCACACCAAGTGCACTTTCGAGTCCGATGCACCTCAGGCTCCGAGCATGCTGGGTGCTTCTTAAACCGGTAGCTCAGGCCGTCTAGGGACTGACCACATCGGGAGCACTCTCGCGTACCATCGTTCACGTCGGTCCCCTTCACAGGACTGGCCACTACCCGGGGCGGCTGCAACCGTCGCCGGGTTCTTTCAACTTAGATTCTAGCGCTCACGGCTGCACCATCGCGTTGTTGACCACGGTCTTCAGCCACTCGATCAGGCCGAGCGTGTCCCAGAAGCGGGCGTCGTTGTGGGTGAAGTGCACGATGCTTCGGCCGCCATCGTCGGCGTCGAGTGTTTCCATGATGACTACGAACTTCAGCGGCACATCGCCCGGGTAGATCTGGTGCAGCGCCTCGCTCAACTTCTCCTGCACGAGATCGTTGGACGCTTCAATGCTGACGGCAGGTTCGTCAGCCACTAGTGCTCTTGCCCTGGCCGTACGCCGAGAGCAGCGAGGTGGTAGTTACTACACAGGCCCTTAACGATGCCAGGTCCCACGTACTTGCTCAGCTCGGACACACAACGATCGAAGTCGCCGGGAGCGCCCCACGCAATCTTGAGAGCCCCTGGTCCTCTGACCCAGTAAGCCTTCAACTTCGCAGCGCCACCATCGCCAGGGTTCAGGTCAGGCATCGCATCTCCCGTCTATCAAAGTGGAAGCGTTGGGCTTAACGGCACGCAAGGCACAGCGGACCCGGACTGCGGTAGTCGTTGCCGCAACACACACAAGCCACCGCGTCAGGCCGCGCACCGTGAAGCACACGACCATGCCGACAAACGACCCGCGTCGTAGCAGAAGGGCGCACGACGGTCGCCTAAGCGTTCGACGGACCGTCGAGTACCTTGACCAGCTTCTGGTCGACCCAATGCCACACCTCAGGCCGAACCAAGACGCCAGCCTTGTAGAACCTGAGCGTCTTACCTGGGACCTTTGCGCTGACCACGTATGGCACAGAAAGGCTAGCCATCACGGAGTCCCGTAAGACGTCAGCGTCTCATAGCAGATGTGCAGGTCCGCGTCGTAGGCAGAGGGACGGACATAGTCGTTCACGTAGGCGGTCAGGTTCGGCAAACTCAAACCCCTCCTGCGCGCATAGTGGTTGTAGGCGATCTCACCCCACGCGCGCTGAGTCGACGTGGCATACGACTTCGATGCAGCGTTCGACACCGACACCGCGAACGGCCATCCCGGAGGCGGATCGATGTTGTTCACGAACCGGTCGTAGATAAACTTCGTCGACAGCTCGACCGTCGTCGTGTAGCGAGTCTGGATCTCGCCGTACAAGTCAAGGCCCTGATGCCAAGCGGTCTCGCACGCATTGCTGATGCCCGCAAGGCCCATCGCCGTGTGGTGCATGTCGCGGCCCATCTCGCCCCACAAACCATTCGGCAGCGACGTCGGCTTCGTCCACGAAGTCATGAAGCCGACAGCGCTCGAGTTCGACCGGTTGTAGACGTTCGAGTCGGGCGGGCTGACCGAGTCGGGCGGGATCGGCAGACCCAGCGGCGCGTTGAGCACGGTGCCGTCCGCATACGTGAGGTTCTGCGGCCCACCCCACGACCAGGGGTTGTCGTCGCCCGTCAGGTAAGCAAGACCCGGCATGATCCGCCGCACATACTGCGTGGCGTAGTTCCACTTTGACGAGTCGTCGAGGAAGACGGCGATCTGCGTCGCCGTGTCAGCCATCGACGTGTACGTGTTGAAGCCGACCCCAGAGTGCCCGACACCAACACGCGGCCACCACACGTCATTGAAAACGCGCTTGACGTTCGTGACATCCAGTGCGGTCTCGCCAGCCTGAGGGGTGTACGTGTAGCGCATCAGCTCGGCAGCGCGGGCGAAGATGGTCCCGGTCCAGCCGGCGAGCAACTTCCCGTCTTGGTACTGCGTCAGGTCGAACTGGATGATGTTGAGCGTCTGCGCCCACGCGTTCATGATCTCGATCGACTTCTGCGCGCTCGGACGGCTGCCGGTGTACACCCAGATCAGGGCGTGACAGAAGGCGGCGCGAAGGTCGTCCTGCAAGTCGTCGTCGTCGGTACCGCCAGCGTTGAACGAACCGCGAGCAACCGACGCTTTCGGGTGCGGCGTCCAGGACAGCGAGGAGTACGGCACGCCCGTGTTCTGCCCGCCCGTGGAGCCGGTGCCGCCCGCCTTCTGGCTCACCATG